TGTTAGCAATGAAACCAAGATACTATAAATATAAAGACAATCTTCAAAAACAAGAAATTGGATTTATTGCACAAGAAATAGATGAGGCTTTAAAAGGTTCAATGATTGATAGTATTATGAAAAATGAAAAAACTAACGAAAATTATAAAACATATCAATTAGAGTGGTATCCTTTATTAGTAAATGCAATTAAAGATCAACAAAAACAAATTGAGGACCTTAAACAATTAATAAATAAATAGTAAAAAAACTTATATTTGCTAAAATTATAATTTTATGAAGTATTCAAATTTATTAAACCTAGTCGCACAAATGGAGGCGATCATAGGTAACCAGGAAACAAAAGTACAAAAGAAACTATTTAAAATCTTTGAAAAGGTTAAGCCTAGCTATGAAGCGTATCAATCAAAAAAGGATGAATTACGCCTTGATAACGCAAGCGCTAATGACAAAGGGATTTTAAATGTAAATGAAAAGGGTGATTACCAATTCACAAAGGAAGGCATTAAAAAGCTAACAAGCGACATTAAAGCCCTAAATGATGAAGAGTTTGCATTTGAGAAGATTAACATCGTTAATCCTCAAGGGCTTGAAAACTTTATCTTCCTTGAAGATTGGACCAATGGAATCGAATTTATTAAACAAGATGAAGAGGAACTTTAACACATGACACAGGATAGCAGCCAAGCGCTCGTAAACACAGGGGTATCAATTTTCGCAGCAAGTATAACAATCACTCAAGTGCAACCATTGGTCACAATGGCGGCGGGCTTGGTTGCTATCATTTCGGGTATTTTAGCAATTATTTATTACATTAAGCAAATACGAAAGCTATGATGAAATTTTTTAACACAATGTTAGGATCATGGTTAAAGGTAGTTATTACGGCCATCCTTACGATGGCAATGGCAAAGGGTGATATCTTTGCAATTACTTTAAAAGAGTGCTTGTCGGCCGGTGCCATCTCAATAATGCCTATTATTATAAATTTCCTTAACCCTAATGATCCGCGATATGGCAATAAAAAATAGCATTTTAGCAGTTTTTTTAATTGCACTAACATTCAGTTGCAACCCAATCCGTAAAGCCGAGCGCCTTATCCTTAATGATAAAGATGCAAGCGAGCGGATTTTTCGTGCTTTGGAGGTTACTCATCCATGCGCTAATGACACTACCTTAATAACCAAATATGACACTACATTACTTGTTGATACCATTGTTAACTACAAAAGAGATACGATCAATATTAACGGGGTTGAATACATAACCATAAAAGAGGCGCCAAAAACTATCGTTAAGACAGTTAAGGTTAATCAAATTGTAACCGGTTATGTTGTTGATACCCGATCATTGGGCATTGCGCTTGATTCGGTGCGATATTACAAGACTTTGGCGCAAGTCAATAAAGAGACTAGCAAGTCATGGAGCCGCCGATTTTGGGTACTTTTAATCGCTTTAATCGTTATTGGATTTTTAAAGTATAAATTATGATAATATCCGAGCATTTATCTTTGTCCGAATTAATTCGTAGTGACTCCGCAAAGCGCCTAGGGGTTACCAATATGCCAACCCCCGAGCATATCATCAATTTAAAAGTATTGGCCGAAAATATCTTCGAGCCAATCCGCAATCATTTCCGTTGCCCAATTTTTATCTCATCCGGATACAGGTCCGCAGAACTTAACCAAGCATTGAAAGGGGCCAAATCAAGCCAACATCTCAAAGGTGAGGCAATCGACATTGACATGGATGGCTCATCCAATGGAGTGACAAATGCAATGGTTTACGAGTTTATTAAATCAAAGCTTGATTTTGACCAACTTATTTGGGAGTTTGGCAATACCGAGAATCCATCCTGGGTACATGTTAGTTTTAAAAAGAACGGCCCCCAAAGACATCAAGTCTTGAGAGCCGTGTTAGTAGATGGGGGAACGAAATATGTTATAGTTTCATAACTAATTTTTGATACTCTTCCTTAATATTACAATCAGTCTCAAGCATGTTGCTTGTTGATTTAATTGCATTGATTACCGTTGTGTGATCACGATTAAAAACAATACCAATCTCATCCAATGTAAGCAATGTGTTTTGTCTCAAGATATGCATCGTTAATAATCTTGGAATTACAATATCATTTTTCCTACTCTTCGACTTAATTTGATCCATTGAGATATTAAATTGCTCGCAAGTGTTTGCGATTACATTATCAATATACTTCAATACTTTCTTTTTTGGCATTGTCTTAAAGCCAATTTTTGCTTTCTTAATTCCCGGCATTATCATGTAGTTCATTTTTGTTAATTTTAATCTCATCAAATATACCAAATGATTCTGCCTTTTTTATATGTCTTTTAAATGTATGAAATGACATCTCATCATTTTGTAGTAAATGGGTAAGCTTACCCACCAGGTCAATTTTCTCAATAATTGTTAACTCAATCCATTCGTTATGATTTGGCATCTCCTTTGATTTTATAGATAAAAAATAATGTTACATATAGCAAGCACGCTAATGGCACCGCCAATAAGAAAAACTTTAATAGTGATAATATTGCTCGAATCATGGTTGATAATTTTTATTAAAATAATCTTGTTGATCTTGATATTCTAAAATATTACCATCCCTTTCGCGGTTCCAAACATTTAGCTCACCATCAATAAATGCAATTTTTATGTCTTTTGCTGATTTGCTTAAATATTTATCTTCAATAAGTTTGGCCAATTGTTCCGGAAGGAATGTGATTGTGTTGGTAGTTTTTACATACTCCAACAACTCTTGCATTGCAGTTTTTTTCATGATTAATAATTTTGTAAAAATGCCGTGATTAAAAATGCGGTGATTAAAATAACGACCGCTTGAAAGTTATGGTTTTGTTGCTTATTCATGTTAATAGTTTAATTTAATTTTAATAATAAGATTGTTGCTCATTGTACTAAAATGTCTTGCGTAAACTTTGTAAAAAGAATAATGCGCATACCCAGGATCAAATGTTAAATCCATCCCAATGATGTCACCAATAACAGGCGCGATTGTCATATCAAAAGGGATTTGTTGAATTTTAGGCTCCAACTCGGTACCTTCATTTAGGTTATACTCGATAACCATTTTTGTTGTTTTTTCCATTTTCTTTGATTTTGTTTAGAAACCAAAGCTATATTATTTTAATTTAATAAAAAAATATTTTTAATATATTTTTTTAAAGTGCCTTAAAGTAAAGTCTTTTTTTAGTTGGACCATGTTAAAAATACGCTCCTCAATGCCTCCAACGGTGAATATCCAAAACACTTTTGAGGCTATTGTCCGGTCCTTTGTCTGCATCCTTGCCCTTGATTGCCAATAGCTTACCGCTGAAAAGTCTATATTATACATGACAAGCGCATCGGCCGTGCTTAAATTTATCCCCTCCCTTCCGCTTTGGACCTGGCTTATGAATACCGCATCATCGCCGGCCTTGTTAAACTCTTGCGGATCATCAAAGCTATTTTTAAAAGTTGCCTTTAAAAGCAACCCCTCGGCTATGTACTTATAAAAGATGGCTATCTTTTGATCCTTAAACCTTTCCTTAATAAAATTGGCTTTTGTATCATCAAAAATAATTGCATTGCCATCATCCTTTTTAACCGTTCCGCTGCATATTTGATGGACCTTCTGCATCTCTTTGACCGCCGTATCTGCCACCACTATCTCTCCATCCTTTGTCCTAAATAATTTGTCCTTGGTAATCTTATCAATGGCCCATTTGACCTTATCACTCATTGGCACATACAAGATGGCCTCTTGCACCAAAGATTCAAATCCGGCCTCCTGTTGCGTATATGTCAAAAACAAATGGTTGATCTCGCATTCAATCAACTCCGTTTTGACATGTGAGTAATCTGCAAGCTCGCGATTAAAAACAAATTTTTTCTTTGGGATGCCGTAATGCTTATGCCAGGAATAAAAGTTTTTATGATCTGCAAATGGGGATTTGTCCGATACCCAAAATTGATGGAATATTTGAGCAAAGCTTTCCGGTGTTGGGGTGCCACTTAAATAAATCACCGGCTTACCTTTGCATAATTCCTTTAATGCTTTTGTCCTTTCACTTGGTATTGGGTATTGGCCCAATGAATGAGCTTCATCAATAATAATAAGATCATAAATATTTTGGCATTTATGTACGCTTTCAAAATTAATAATATCTAATTTATATACATAACCGGACAATTTAAAATCATCCTCAATGCTTGAGATGGCTTTTTTCTTTGTAACAAATAAGACATGCTCAACACTTAATTTGTTCGCTAATAGCAAACTTGTTAATGTTTTGCCGGTCCTTACTTGCATCGCAAGATATACCAAACCAAATTCATTAATAACCTCAAGGCCCCTATTGGCTATGTCGATTTGATAGTCTCGGAGTTGCATATTGCTTTAAAAATTTGATAAGCTACTTGAGGCACTATTGCGTTTCCGTAGGCTTTGATTGATTCTTTTCTCCATTTAGAAAAGGTGATGTTGTCCAATTCTTTGGGAAGCCCATCATCTCCTCCACAAATAGGGGAGACAGTTGGGAAGCTTTCCCATTTATTAATCCTCCCGTTCTCGCCATTGCTTCCAAACATTTGCTCGCTTGAGTATCCCCTTTGAGCCTGTAACTGTCTTCGTTCGCAGATGGTGTTGGTAACATTTGAAATATTTGTGTTGCCAAGTTTGGCATCGTTGTTCCGTTCGGATATTTTTCCATTCTCTTTTTGAACTTCTCTAGATTCACCGGATCTTCCTTTGTCGTTGGAGTGAGCAAAAAACCAAATTCTCTGTCTTTGGTGCGGTGCGCCGACACTTGCAGCAGGAATAAGAAACGGTTGTACTTCATAGCCTTCCCTTTCCAAGTCATCGCACACCTCGTTGAATACCAATCCCCCCCCCCAACTAACGAGTCCACGAACATTCTCGCCCACAATGTATCTCGGTTTGATTTCTTTAATTGCGCGTAACATTTCCGGAAAGAGATGTCGCTCATCGGATTTGCCAAGTTGCTTTCCGGCATTTGAATATGGTTGACATGGGAATCCTCCTGTAAGGATATCAATACTTCTTTCGTGAATAGAGAAATTTTTTTTTGTGATATCATTATATGATATTGAATTTGGAAAATGATGTTTAAGTACCTTTTGACCAAAGCTATTCCATTCGCAATGGAATACATTATCCCATCCCATCCATTCGGCCGCAAGGTCAAATCCTCCTATGCCGCTAAATAAACTGCCATGTGTCATGTTAAATTAATTTGTGCCGTCCTGTAATGGTGTATCGTTCGTATCATCAATACGGCGATAACCCTCTTGCCAAAGAATCTTTGTGTATGCTATGGATTTTTTAATGACTGTCTCCTCCGAATCTTTGGCATCCAATAGGTGTCCGAGTTCATGAAGCAATATCTCAAGGTGCTTTTTTCCGCGTAAACGCGGATCCAAATATATTATCCCATCGCTCTCCGCAATGCCATGAGCTTGTTCTCTTCCTAGTTTCTTATAAATTATCTTTATTTTCACTTCGAGTCTTAATTATTTTTTTGAGATAAATAGCCAAATCCAATGCCTCCTCATATGCATGTTGCAACCATTGCTCTTCGCTTAAATCCTTTCTATCCATTGTGGTGCCATACTCCGCTCGGCCCTTCTCCTCTCTAAATAATAAATCATCAATGATATCGTATAAAAGTTTACTCATTATTTATCCGTTTTATTATGATGCTTGCCGCATGTTCTACATCTAAAAATTAATTTAACAACTCCGCTTGCTAATGCTCTTCGGTCCTTGATTACCAGGTCATCGCTGCCACACTCCGGACAACTTCCTTTGTGATGGCCAAATATTACTCCGTAATGTGTTTTGGGTGCGATATGGTTTGATAGTTTCTTATGGACCTTCTCAAGTAATACAACATCCATCTTGCAATACTTAACCATCTTATCCATTGCAATTTGATCCTTTTTTAAAACGATGTTTTTCCATAAGTCAAAATCCGTTTTAATCTTTGATCCGATGCCTAAATATCCGGCAATGTAATTAAGCTTATTGCTATTGAATTTAAACTTTGACCTTGATACTTTTAATGTGTCAATGGTTTGGTAAGTTGGGAACATATCGATGCCGTAAAATAAACATCTTGTCCTCACCCATGCAAGATCAAACTTATCACCATTATGACCAACCAACTCATCCGCTTCATTTACAATCTTAATAAAATCTTGAAGCATCTTTTTATCATTTTGCTTTGCATCCCAGGTGAGCGCGTGTGTCTCTTTGTCATCCTCCCATTTATAACATATGCAAATAATGGCACGCTCGGTGATAATATTCTGCGGCCCAATGTTTAACTTAAACCCACTCTGCCAAAAAAAACCAATGTTCGGACTTGTCTCGATGTCGAAATACAATCTCTTCCTTTTGGTTCTCGTTATCATAATGCGGGTTTAAGTGTAAAACTACTATTTTTTATGAGATAACTGATAACTAAATTCTCGCGGCTTATCATTCTCATGCTCCGCGTTCCATAACTGTTGGACTGCTTGGAACAATGACCAATCATCCGAGGTGTCATCTTTGGTCACCATCTGCCACCCAGGACCTTGGATGACTCCATTCTTACCATAGGTCCGAGTCTTTGCATTAAGCCATAAAATAGCCACGCCATCAATGTCCGGCATGTTATCGGATTGCTTAACCGAATGATTATATAATTCCTTATAAGCTGCCAATTGGAGCCAATAACTATTATATATGCCATTACTTGTCTTAATATCTAAAACATAATTTTTGCCATCAATGGTGCAAATACGATCAAGCGTACCGGCAAACTTTAAATGATTGCTTACAAAGGTTTGCTCAATCATTGCATGTACAGGCTTATGGTTTACGCTGAATTCAACATAACGCTCAAACATATTCCACTCCTCCAAAGAATACTTCGGGCGGTTGTTATCATCTAATAAAGTACACTCCATCCCGTGATCGTAATCTTCGGTCAATTGGTGTACTGTTGAGCCACGGCGCCCGGCGTTATCTCTTATCTCATCGGCCTTTGATCCCATTTCCTTCATCCATTGAATAAGGGCAAATGGCTTTGGATAAGCTTCAAGTAATGTGGTGGCACTTGGGAAATAGTTCCCATCTTCATCGTGGTAGAATCTACCATCGACAAATGTTAATTGATTGGTTTTGGTTTTTACTAACATGTGTATTCTTTTATGGTTTCGGTAATTACTTTGTCTCCGTTATTGGCAATGACTGCGGTTGCAATTTGCTCAATCTCTTCAAGGGTTTCGGCCCCTGTAATAAACTTGTTATCGACATAAAGAAAGTATCTCTCAAAATTGTCGATGATGTTAATCTCTTTGGTAATTTTAATTTTCGGCATGTTTTTAATTTTAAATTATAAAAAGTGCCTTTTTGTACGGAAGGCTAACCGCTAACCAAAACCAACTAAAAAGGTGATTCCTCATCCAAAACCAAATCATTATCATTATGCTTTGCAAATATCTTTAAAGCAGTTTGTTCAAGGAACTCCATCATTGCAGAATCATCCCATTGCTCTTTACCTTTAACTTTAATCTTCTCCATTTGTGGTAAGCCATTAGGAGCATCCTTTGTGTAAGCCGGTGCAATCTTTGTATCATCTTGATACATTGTTATGCCGGTAACTGTTTTGCTTACATCGTTTTTGTCCTTCATGGCCCAAGGCATAAATCTTAAAGGTTCCTCAATGTTAATGTTTGGCAAAGCTTTTAAAAAGCTTGATGCATATCGACTTGAGTACGGCATTGATACAATATATGTATCGGCGCCATCCTGGAATGTCAATTGCCATTGCTTACCATAGTCATTCTCACGAGTGTTAACATTTGTAATGTTACCCGTTAAGTCTTTGAAGCGCTCTTCAAAAACAAGTTTACCGGTTTTTGTTACTCGCTCGGTTGTGCAATCATTCGCCGTTTTGTGTTGGCGTACTAGGTTCCCATCGGAAACGGAGAGGTAAGTTAAATTTGTACCTCCTAAATTTGATAAAGCCATGATATAAAAATCGTTTGTTTTATAACGACATCACAATACTAATCTTTTTTAATTGAATAAAAAAACTTTTTTATTAAATTTTTTTAAATTACTTTTGAAAGGTAAACGAAATACCTCCGCTAATTAACAATAATTAATAATCGTAGTGGGTTATCCTGGATGGGAGCGGGGGTGTTTTTTTATAAGGTTTGACCATTTAAAACTATTGGATAAAATCGGTAGTGTCCTTATAAATGGTATCTTAAAACCAATAACATGAAAATTTTATTTATCATTGCATTCCTAATATTGGTATGCATATTA